CAGGCCGCAGGTCATACTGTAGTCGCTAGGACTGTCTTGACAGGACACAGCGGGGATGGTATTATAATTGTAGGGCCTGATGATCCCATTCCTGATGCCCCACTGTACACCAAATACATCTTCAAGACTAAAGAGTTTCGGGTCCACGTTGTCGGTGGAAAGGTTATCGACACCCAGCGAAAGATCAGAGACCCCAACAAAGAAGTAAAGAACTGGAAGATCCGATCTCATGCCAATGGCTTCATTTACACTCGTAATGGTATTGAGCATGATGATAATCGAGATGATTGTGCGATTGCCGCCGTCGATGCCCTAGGGCTGGACTTCGGCGCAGTTGACATTATCCTAGACAAGAGTGGTTTGTACTATGTCCTTGAAATCAATACTGCACCCGGACTCGAAGGACAGACTGTTGAACGCTATGCAGCGGCATTTCGATCTTACTGGGAAAGCTAAGATGAAGAAGAATACCATCAGGATCAAGCTCCAATGTGGTCCCAACGGACTTCCCGTAAGTCTTGAGAATGCTCTTCAAGACTTTGGATTTATCTGCCACTCCCGAAAGATTGGTAAGTGGGTAATCTACGAGAAGGACCTTGTTCCCTATCCGAAGAACAAGGACCTAGACAGGAAGACTATCGAGGCACTTGACAAGCGTCTCAATAAAATTGTGGACATTTACCTCGACCCATACTCAAACACTGAGGCCATCCGGGCTCAGGCTCTGACCTTGGCGGACAGTCTGCCCAAGGCTGAGCAGGACTATGTACTTGATTGGATTGAGAGAGTTGTTGAGGGTGAGGACTTCTATGGAAATGGGGGTTCTAACTCCAACGATCCGCCGTGGGAGTCCACGGACAATTTCGACTGGCAAACCCAAGGAACCTGCTAATTGCGCTGTGCGATTTGTGATAAAGACGAACAATATATTGGTTCGTGCTAATGATTTTCTCTCTTAGGCGCACAAGAGATGGTGCTGGTGATAGCGGCCCTATGTCCGTGGCTTTGTGGCGCGAGGGTGATAACATCAAGAGTGAAGATTTGGCTCGGCCACGAGTTGGTGTCTGTATGAAAGTTGGGAGTCCATATGCGAGATCGTACAATTCACAAGATTGGTGGATGACAACTTTCATCACTGAAATTATTGAAGACCAAGAAAACTATGTCCGATTTAAAACCGGTAACTCTGAATATGAGTGGAAAGTATTTTAATGCGCTGTGCGATTTGTGATAAAGACGATGAAGCTGTGACTGCATTTAACAAAGATTGCGCCGAGTGTCAAGAGATTATCTATGACACCTTGGCATCTTATGCGGACAAGGACGACGAGCCCCAACTTGAGCCTGAGTTTGTTGTCTTTGAAGATGAGAGTTTTTCTTACTAATGGACGTTAAGCTCGTTTGGATTACTCCAGAAACAGATAAAACTATTGCGTATCTTGCTCGGGTGTCCAATCCAAAGGCCACGCCCGAGGACCCTGCGGACAAGCTCATTGCCTATCTCATCAAACATAAGCATTGGTCACCGTTTGAGATGGCAAATGCCTGCGTCGAGATCGAAACCACTCGCGACATTAGTCGCCAGATCATTCGACATAGGAGCTTGCACTTCCAAGAACTAAGTCAGCGTTACACTGAAGCGCCGGAGGACCCTGAGTTCTCTGACGCCAGACTGCAAGACCACAAGAACCGACAGAACTCCATCCCTACCGATGATAGGGTAATCACTTCTGGCTGGAGTGCTATCCAGCGCACAGTCTGGAACTGCTGTTGGGCTTCATACCAAGCCGCTCTCAAGCTTGGAGTTGCCAAGGAACTTGCCCGAAAGCTGTTGCCTGAGGGCCTGACCAAAACAAGGATGTACGCCAATGGCACAATCCGAGACTGGCTCCATTACATTAGCGTTCGAACTGACCCGACTACTCAACTTGAACACCGACTCGTTGCTCAACGAATTCTACAGGCACTTGAGGAACAGTGTCCTAGTATTATCAACGCGGCGAGACAGGCGGGGGTTATTGCTCATGCTTGAACTTCTGGACGAGCAACGCAAGGTACTCGCTGAAGAAGTCATGGCCCTCGACGTGGAGGAAGCAAAGAAGATTAATGTCAGGTAGAACCTGGGTAGCGGCTGACCACCATTTTGGTCATGCCAATATTCTCACCTTCAAGCGAGATGATGGGTCACCACTACGGCCCTTCAGCTCGATTGAAGAACACGATGAAACTATTGTCGCTAATCATAACGCCGTAGTTCACCCTAACGATAGGGTGTATATCCTTGGTGATCTTGCCATGCACCGGCGTAACGTCCATATCGTGAGCCGCTTGAACGGTCGTCTCGTTCTTGTCAAGGGTAATCATGACATCTTCAAGATCAATGATTACCTGAAATACTTCGACGACATCAGGGCTTACGTGGTCCAGAAGGATCAGGATGGCAATAAGGTAATCCTAAGTCACATCCCTATTCACCCTGAATCTCTTGGTAGGTTCGGTACAAACATCCACGGACATCTTCATTACCAAAAAGTGATGGTGAGACAGGATGATTTCAGTCTTCATGAAGATTACCCTGATCCTAGGTACATCTGTGTAAGCTTGGAGCATACGAACTATAGTCCAATCGAAATTCATCAGGCACTTAAGTTGCGAAAGATGCGGTAGCTCAGACGCTAATGGCCTCTACTCTGACGGCCATACCCATTGCTTTGCCTGTGGTACGACAATCTATCCAGAGACTAGGAGACAAAAAATCGGAGCTGAACTAACCCCCCTTAAGAAAAATTACGTGGCCCTTGAGGACAGAAAAATCTCAAAGGCCACCGCTGAGAAGTTTGGAGTATGGCGAGAAGGCGACACCACCTACTTTCCGTACTTCAATGATGGAAAGCACCTAGCCAATAAAGTTAGGCTACCGGACAAGGAGTTCTATGCTGAGGGCGACCTCAAGCACTCCGGGCTTTTTGGTTCCCAACTATTTCCCGCTGGGTCCGCTAAGTTTATCACTCTCGTTGAGGGTGAGTACGACGCTATGGCTGCCTTTGAACTCACTGGTTCGAGGTGGCCTTGTGTGTCTGTCAGGAATGGCGCGGAGGGTGCAACAAGAGACGTTGCTGATAACTTTGAATATCTGAATTCTTTCCCCGTCATCGTTATCGTTTTTGATAGGGACGAACCTAAGGTCAATCCTAAGACTGGCCAGATCAGGTACCCCGGTCAAGAGGCTGCTATCGCTGTGGCCGGTATGTTCCCCATTGGCAAGGTCAAAGTCCTTACCCTAAAGGAAGCCAAGGACCCCAACGAGTACCTTAAGATGGGGCTTAGGGAACAGTTCAACCGTGAGTGGTGGGCTGCCCCTGTGTTTACACCCACCGGGCTCAAGCTCGGTAAGGATATGTGGGAAGACATCTCAGAGCCTAAGAACTATGAGACTGTCTCCTATCCTTGGGGTGGAATGAACTATCACACCTACGGCATCAGGCTCAGTGAATTCGTGACTATTACCGCTCCATCGGGGATTGGTAAGACCTCAGTGCTCAAGGAGGTGGTTCACCATATCCGCAAGGAGAAACCTGATGCGGGTGTGGGCTTGATGTTTCTTGAGGAGCCTAACTCTGACACGGCCCTTGGGTTGATGTCCATTGAGGCTAACATTCCATTGCACCTTCCTGATGTCAGGGAAATGGTGCCGAAGGAAGACCTCAGGAAATACTTTGACGATGTTATCAACACCGACAAGTTGGTGATTTACGACCACTTCGGGTCCAATGACATCCACGAAATCCTGAACAAAGTCAGACACATGCACAACTTGGGGTGCAAGTACATCATAATTGACCACCTTAGTATCATTGTGTCCGACCAATCTGGTGATGAGCGAAAGCAGTTGGATGAAATCAGCACCAAGCTCAAGACTCTTTGCATGGAGTTGAACATTGCTGTGATTGCTGTGATCCACCAGAATAGGCAGGGCCAAATTCGTGGTACCGCTGGAGTCGAACAGCTCTCTAATATTGTGGTCTCACTCCATCGAGATAAACTAAGTGAAGATGAGTGGCGTCGTAATGTCCTCAAGATCACGGTGGAAAAGAACCGGTTCTGTGGCAGAACGGGACCCGCTTGCTATCTTCACTACAACGAGAACACTGGGAGATTGGAGGAGCTAAATGAAGAACAAATCAAAATCTACAACGAAGGAGGAACGCCCCAAGGCACTTGGTAAATGGCGGTGTAGGGACTGTGGAACTGAGTTCCCTAAGGACCCTATTGCATGTGACTACTGTGGCTCCTTTGACGTAAAGTTTAAATGGTTTTGAAGTATCTTCCAGAGCCCAAGGACTACCACAAGTACTGGTACATTGACGTTGAGGCTGACAGTCTATGGCCTAGTAAGCTGTGGGTCTTGTGCGCTTCTCGGATGGACCAACCTGACGTCCACAGCTTTGTGGGCGAGAAAGCCATTAGAGGATTCTTTGACGGCCTCAGAGGACAAGAAGTCTATTTCATCGGCCACAACGCTCTCTCGTATGATTGTGTACATACAGAGCGTTTGGCGGGAGG